TTTTTTTCTCTCATCTTCATCTTTTATGTTGTCCATGATTTCTTGTTTTTCTGCTTCATACCATGCATCCAACTCATCCATTTTTCTCTCTGTCTTTTCTCTCTCGGCCTCTACGAGGGCTTCATTAGCTGCTATGGTTGCATCATATTGGTTGTCTATTGCTTCAAACCATCTCTTTTCCTGGTTGTCAATCTCGATCATAATATTTGTGAAATATTGGCTAAAACAGGCGGCAATTCCATTTATGAAAAAATAGGTCCATTCTGCGATTCTGTTAAACGTTTCCCTCCATTCATCTTCCATGCCTTTTGTAATTCTTCTTGTATGAATCCGCAGATCAGCTTGTGCATTTTTTATGATTTCAAAAGTATTTAATACCGACGGCTCGAGTTTCTCCGGGAATGTATTTGCAAGATTGATAACTTCTTCTTTTAATCCTCTAATATATTCTCCTGCCTTGGTCACAACTTCGTATGTAACTGGCCCTAATTTCCGCATACCTGGATAGAGCTCTGTCTCTAATACCTCTACTACTGTGCCAAATTCTTCAGCTAATTTTCCGGGGAGGCTTAGATTGTTTTCCAGTGTCTTCATAAAGTTTTCGGCATTGGTTTTAAGATTTTCTAGCGACATCCCCTGTTCTTCGGCATCTGCGGCGGCCTCTAAATGCTTACTTCCTATGTCTTTAAGAAGTTTTTTCAGGTCTTCTCCGTGCTTACCCTCGGCAATGGCCTTGAGGGTTTCTTGTGTATTCTCTCCGTATAGATGCCAAATATCATTCAGATCCTCCACTTTTTCACCCTGGATAGTAGCCTCGCCACCTATTTTTTTTAATCCACTGGCGGCCTTTTCCACAAATCCGGTCCATCCTCCGAGTTCACGATTTAGTTCTGCCCATCTCTTCGTTTCCTCTTCCGTAAATTTTCCCCTTGATTTCTCCCACTTATCCCGGATTGTAATTAATCCCTTATAAGCCCCATAAACAACTATGGCCATTGCTCCAAGTCTGCCTAAACCAACAGAAGATATTACTGAGGCTTTACCGAGTGCGCTTATTCCGGCTACTAATCCAGGCAACATCATTGTTATGGGACCTAGAACGGTTAATAAAATCCCCGCTTTTAATGCCGTTGTCGCTATCTGTCTTGTCAATTCGGGGTGTTCTTTTATCCAATCTTGGATTTTCTTAACTGTTTTTTTGATTTTATCCGTGAGTTCGACTACCATCGGTGCCAACTGTTCACCTAATGAAATCGCGGTATTCACAATGGCATTCTTGGCAAGCTTCATTTGATTTGTGAGTGATTTCAATTGTTTTTCTGCAACTTCCTCTGTAACACCTTTCGCGCTTCTCAAGTTACCCTCATATTCTTTTATCTTTTCGGATGTTCCCACGAGTGTTAGCAATGCCATTTGTGATCTTTCCTGAAATCCCAACATGCCAAGTTCGGCCTTCTTCTGTTCTGCCGACATGCCCCCCAACCGAGTCTCAAGCTGTGCGACAATTTCACCCATATTATTTAAATTTCCATTAGCATCAAAAACGGCAATTCCTGCTCTTTTAAAAGCTGTTTTATTATCTATCGCCGCTTTTTGCAGATCACGCAAGACGATTGAAAATTGCTCCCCTGCCATACTGCCCTTTACTCCCTGATCGGCAAATGCCGCAAGAACCGCAACCCCTTCCTCTAATTCAATATCATAGGCGCGCATTGCAGGGCCAGCCCTGTTTGTAAGGGCCTCAGAAAATTGAGCAACGCTCGCATTGGCCAGAGTATTTGCCGCAACCAAAACATCTGAGATCCTAATCATGTTTCCTTGATTCTCTGCTACATTCTTGCTTGATAACCCCAGCGCACTCTGAGCATCTGTTAATAAATCCGTAGCTCGCGCAAGATCAAACGCTCCTGCCTGTGCAAATTTTGTTACAACCGGAAGTGCGGCAATTGACTGCTCGGCATCCAGGCCAGCGGAGGCAAGAAAGAAATAAGATTGTGCCAATTCTTTAGCTGCGAACGTAGATTCCTCAGACATTTGCTTGGCGGCTTCTGCCATTTTGTTTCTCATGGCATCCGACACATCGCCCATAATTGCCGTTGATTCTGTCATCGCTTGGTCAAAATCAGCAAATACTTTTACAACGCCGGTCACTACACCCAAGATAGCTCCGCCGGCAACAGTCATGGTCTTGCCGGCCATTTTGAATTTATCAGAATTTTTCTGAATAAGTGCGTCTGCTTTCTTAAAGCCAGCTTCCATAGCTGCGATGTCGGTTCCGATTCTGACTAGAAGGCTTTTTACGGTCAATTCAACCCTACCTCCTTCTTGATTTCATCAAGCTCTTGTTGTTTTTCCTCTTCCGTATAGACGGGCGGTGCGGGGAAAGCTTCGGGTAATAAGGTTCGCGCCTTTATCCGCTTTCCAGTTAGGGCAGATAAGATATAAGCGGTGAGCTGTGCATGCCACCGCTTAGTCTCGTTTTCCCGCTCGTTAAAGCCGACGATCCGCTCGTTTAGTTCGGCGAGAGTAAGCCCGTCTAATTCGGAATGAGTGATCCCGATACTCAGGGCTGTTTTTTTTGCTTCTTCGTAGAGGGGATCGTTTCTGTCGCTTGTTTTTTCTCTTCTGTCTTTTTCTCCGTCTCGCCGGCCTTGGCTTTTTTTAATTCAATCCCCATGTGTTCTGCCAGTGCTTCTAAAGCTATTTCGGTAACTTTTAGAATCGTGTATGTTCCCGGAATCGCAGCATCTAACAAATCTTCGACTTGCTCAACAGTCAGTTGTTTATCATCCCACTTTAACCCGGCCCATACCAATACTGGAATTTCATCCCATTTGATATTCAACAAAGACTCAAGACTGCGCTCACCGAATTTCTGACGAATCGCGCGAGTAGCTTTAAATCCAAATCGAAGCTCACGAGGCTTATCTAAATCAAGGATAAAATCTTTCATGGTTTCACCTCAATTGCGGCGATAGTCAATGCCGTCACTCCATCATAAGTAATCGCAAGTTTCCCGCTAGCATCATTGAATCTTCCTCGATCAAAGGGTCCAATCATCCGCTCTTCTCCTGCTGGAACAGAAACAACTGCGTCATGATCGAAGCCCTGGCTACACGGCGCTACTGAATTGACGGTGACTACCCATGCTCCAGAATGCGCATTGACAACATGAAGGAATGTAAATCCACTATTAGGAACGGCGTCCCCTCCCCCGGTGCAAGCCACATAAACCGGATCATTTGGATTGAGTCCCGTCAAAACCACCTTTTTTACAACTAAATCTGCCATTTTATTACCTCCCGTTTAATGTTTTGCTTACTTGGCTGCTTCGGTGATAACACCGTCAGAGATCAGTGAAAAAGAAACGGTTGCCATATCTTCACTCGGACCACTCATGCTCAAGCCTGACATAACGAAATCGCCATAATATTTATAAGCGACCGTATCAATCTGGCATTTACATTTCTGATGATCTCCGGCAAGATTAATCAACCCCTTTTTGAGTTCGAGCCAGCCTGCATTGTCTTCAATCAGAAAAGCATCGAAATCAATGGTCATTTCACGATTCCCGAGCTCTTTCTCTTTCCAGCCTGCACTGTCTTTGTCTGTAGTTTCAAGCGGGTCCTGAGAAATCGCCATACTAGCATCCTTCTGGCCTCCGACTTTGACATACTGATCTGTGATGTACACCGAAACATAAACAGATTTTCCTTTTACCTTTGCCATAACTTTTTACCTCCGTTTAGATTTTTCTCCCCATAGGGAGCGATTTATAAAAAACAAGAAAAGGCTCTTTATCTTTTTTATTCCGCCTCTTTCTACATAATTTATTTCAACAATCATTTTCGTTAAATACTCGATTCGAGCCTTCTCCTGTTTTAAATTTCTTCAATAAGATATTTCATCCTTAATATGCCATGACGAGTTATTCCGTCTATATCGATAATAAGCTCATAAAGATCAAGCCCATTAAAACTAGCCCTAAAATTAGGGGCCAGATCAAGGTCACTTGAAGTCAATGCCTGGAGTATGGTATCGGCCATCTGATCGGCCTCTTTTCTACCCTTATACTGCGACCAAATATGAATCGTCGAGTAAACCTCCATGCCGTCCTCAAATTTATCAGACCAATCCCTGGCGGTTATTTCACCCATTGTTACATAAGGAAACACCGCATTTTCAGGATGAGCGTCATATAGCTGATAATCAGCATTCGCTTTTATTCGGGCTATTTGGACTTTGTGTAGAACTAGTGTTGATGATTTCATTTCTGTAAAATCTTCTTAATTTTATGTAAAAATTTCTCATCTACCGCCAACCATGC